CCAACGTTTGATATCTATGTCGTCGATATGTACAAGTGGTTATTGATTCCACCGGACCCAACGAAGATTGAGGATGTGCACTACACGAATGAAAAGTTGGAAGAGATTATGCTTGGATACAAGGAGAACCAAGCGCAAGCGGCACGTTTGTTCCAAGAACGCAAGCAAGGTATGATGGATGCAAAGGTCAACTATACCCCAGGTGATGATAACTCTCGCTTCTACACCAAGCCCGATGAAGCTCCAATCTCTCACCCAGCCGAGGTTCTCGAGCGTCTCAAGAAGGAAAAGCCCGATACCCCAATGGAGGACCTTGTAAAGGAAGCGGACGCCATTGTTGCGGCTGAAGTTGAGGAACGCCGTAAGCAACGTGAAGCCCAAATGGATGCTGAGTCCTCAACGGACGCCAAAATTGAGGAGACCACCGAGGACGGTGAACCAGAAGTGTCCTCAGCATAATAAATAATCTTTAGTACTTTTAAACAGAATGTTAAATATAATCATCGCAGTCCTATTGACAAGCGCGGTCTTTATTTTGTTTTTTGAACAGAAATTGAATTTAAAAAACAAAAAAGAGGTGGAGGAGGATGTGAGTACATCCGCTGGTTTTATTGAAGATACGTACAGAGGACCATTTGTCGACCATTTCATTCCTCCTAGGTATGGGGACATTGGTTCATTTGTTGGGTACTCAGGTGTATCGGAGGATCACTGGTTGCATGGTTTTCCCCATGAAAAAGCCTAAAAGGAAAACAGCGAATGCGATAATCCAAGTCGATTTATCAATGCTCGCAAAATCAAACTTTTCCTGTTGAGGCATATAGTGTTGTTGTGGTGGATACAACATCTCCGGTGGATGAAAATATTCTTGTTTATCTTCATTCATCTCTTGTTGTAAAGGGTCGATTGATGGGTCATATTCAATTGGATTCCCTATATCAGTCTCCATTTTTTAATATAGCCCCTGTTTTTTTTAAGCGTCTTCTTCCTCACTTTCCTCATCGTCGTCAACAACAAAATCTTTGAGGCTCTCATCGTCCTCATCATCCTCGTCGCTCTCATCGTCTGAGTAATATTCATCTTCGGTGTCTATGTCTGAATCAATATCAGTGTCGTGTTCGTCCTCCGCGTAATCATCTTCAATCACAGTTTCGGTGGGTTTAAAGAGTTCTGGCTTCTTCACTTGACGTCCTGAGCGTGTTCTGGTATTCACCATTACAATACTAAAGGTACTATTGTTTAAGTGTCTTTTGGGGGTATAATATGTTCAAAACACTTGTTCCAAGTACGTGTGTTTTACTTTTGGGTTTATTCTTCCCATCCTTACATACTGGACACTTTTGAGCTATACAATTCTTCTGTATCGTGTACGACATATGTACATCTTCCCCGTGTTCACCCCTAATTCTCTCACAGTATCTAGATGTTGTGAGTGCGAGAAATGAGGTTTTGAGTTTTGAAATACTCACAACACGTACCCCACTACCCATCGTCATATGTTTCTGAATATAAGTCTCAAGATGGGGTTTCACCTCCGATTGTTTGATTTGGGGTGCCTCCTCAAACTTTTTGATGTCTGGACACCTTTGAATATCAGACTTCTTTGGGTACAACATATCCACAATTTGAGGTGAAAGGTGGTGTTTGCGACCACAAAAGTCCTTACAGAACCCATCTCGGCGTCCTCGTAGAGTCTCACACCTACAGAAACACTTTTGTAAAATCTCTCGACCACTGATGATAAACCAGACGTGATTAGAACTATGTGCACGTTTGAGGTTTTCACAATATTTCGATGTTGTAGAGACTAAATATGTATCTTTGTGTTTGAACATCTTTGTAATTGTGGCACCCCCTTGACCATCCATATTGTCTTGAACAAACCGCTCGACGAGACTCCTCAACGCCTCATCCTCCACTTCATCTCGAGTTTGGGCTGACGTAAACGACCCCTCCTTAATCGTTGCGGATGGTGGTTCAATGGTCATATACTCCTCAGAATCTGTGCGTACAGAGGACATATTGAGAATATCTACATCTGGGTCTTGTCCAATTCTAAGGAGTGTACTCAAAGGTCCACACTTGTACACAAACACGGGGAGGTACGCAACCTGTACGACTTTACCCGTCCTTTTACAGGTCTCACACCCCTGGCCTGAGCACACCTCGTGTTTTGCAAGTTTATAGGACCACGGCATTCGGAGACCACTCCCCTTTGTCTTTCGCGTCAAACTTCCATACACGGAGGCGTCTATAATCTCATTCCAATCCATAGACCCCTTCGCCGTGGAGAGGACCACGAGTATATGTTCCCTGAGGGCGAGGGCTGAGGCTTGGTTCACAACGAACCCCGGCCAATTGAGGTGAATACCAGTCTTCGTGAGTGTACCAGACTTCTTTGGGGGTGAGACGGAGATGAGACACTCCTTACCCCCGTGACGCTTCACTTTATCACAAATGATTTTACATACATCTTGGATTTCCTCAATTGTGAGGGCGTGTTCATCTTTGTAATCGATATCCACAAAGAAGTTATAGGTTGGACTCTTCTGCTCGACGACGAACAGTTTTTCACCGGCGCGAACAGCCTCTATATACTTCTCGTGAAACTCATTCAATCTATCGAAAGGCACGGAAAGGACACCACCGTCCATGAGCACATGCGATAGATTGGTTGCATTGTTAAATTTCTCTCGGATGCACCAATTTTTAAACATACCTTTGTATTGCGTCTACCCTCTAAACCACCGTGTGAAGGATATATCTGGATACTCCTGTGTCTCCTCAAGTTCCTTCTTAATCGTGAGGAGTTCGTAGACGGTCTTCTCTTCATTCTCCGTGACCCACGCCTCAATCTCCTCCGGACAGAGGCCTCTATTCGTGTCGAGGAGTTCTCTAATCTGCATTAAAATGTAAGCCTTTGACTTCATTCTACTTTATAGAGAATGTTTTTCTATTGAGAGAAGTTACACACGAGTAAAATTCAGGATTCTTAATAATGTTATCAATAATAAGTTTCCATCGTTTGCGTGTATTGAACTCCTCGAGGGTATCAAAACTCATATAGTCATTCTCATCAAATGTCTTCTTTATCGGTAATTTTTGGAGCTTCTTGAGGTTCGTCTTTTGCTTCTCCTCGTAAAACTTTTTTATCATTGCTTGTTGGTCCTGTCGTGTGTAGTTCACGAAGAAGACGTACACATTATATTCAAGGTCCACGGTGGGACTCTCCTTTACTGTAAACTTAAACTCCGTATACTCACCATTCTTGAGGGCAACTACACCCCGAGTCTCTTCCTCAAGTTCCCTGAGGGCACACCTCAAGGGGTTAAAAATCTCCCGTCGTCTACACCCGCCTGTAACAAATATCCAATCCTTAAATCGTCGGTCCCTCACCGTGAGGAATTTGGGCTTTTCATCCACAAAACTGACCGGTATCGCTATAGCCTTGTATTTTTTCATTGCGCATTCGCAAGTTATAATAGCTCGATATGATTATTCCTCCTTCTTTTGTTCACTCACATCGACATCCTGCACGGGTTCTGGTTCGGGTTCCGGCTCTGGGGTGGGGGCGCTGAGGCGTTGGACGAGGTGGGCTGAGAAATTCTTAAGATTTTCAACATCCGCCTTCGCCTTGTTCATTTCACGGAAGAGGAAGATAACACCGGCAATCGCCACGATTGTGGCGATCATCGTAAGGGTTTCGCGATCCATTGGAATCATTATAGGTTACTCTCGCCCCTTCTTTTTAAGTAGAGGCAAATTGTACGGCTTGGTAATGCGTAGGCTCATCGGACTTATGAATCGAGGGTGTTGGGTGAACAACCAATTTTTCAAGCGTCCTGGATTTGGGGTCGTACGTCAATACAAAAACGATGGCGAGGAGGAATACTACGTTCCAAAGCATTGTGATTTAATAATTAGTTAGAATATAAAAGTCCACCCATACCGTTCTCAATGCGGAGGACATTGTAGTTCACGGCGTACACATCCTTATCCGAGTTCGCGGTATCGTTAATGATGCGCGCGGAATCGAGGCGGGAGAAGTTGAGGGACCCCGTGGGCTGGAGCTTGGAGGCATCCAAGCAGAATGGGTAGAAGAACAACTTCGTACCCGTGGCGGAGCTCCCGTGGGAGGTGTGGTAGTAGAGTGGAATGCTGGTAAAGTTGGGGTTCGCAAACTTGTAATCCGCAACATCCGTACCGTTGATTTGGAGCTTGAGCTTGTTGCCCGCCGTGTCGACCATAGCGACCGCAGAGGCATCCGCCGCCGCCAAGTACTTGATGGGGTGGTTAAAGTTGAGCTCTTGGATTTTGGCGCCTGAGGCAATCGCCTTTTGGACTTGGGTCATAATCATATTTTGGGGTTGGGATGCGAAGACTTCACGCTCCTGGGTATCCAAGTACGCATAGTTGGCGTAGACATCCCACTTCTTGCTGGCGTCCGCGGCGGCGGAGCCCCACGTGATGCGGAGTTCCACGTCGTGGTACTGGAGGGAAATGAGGGGAAGGGCCGACTGCCAGTTCTCGCAGAAGGCAAAACGGAGGGGGTAGAACCGAGAACCAGATGCACCACCGAAGAGGTTACCACCCACAGACTTCGCGGTGGAGGTCGCGGAGAGGGTTGGGGCGATGAGGGTGGAGTAGGTGGAATCTTGTTCATCCACAACTTGACCACCCACGAGGAGTTCCACCTTGGAAATCATCGTTCGCCATTGAACATTACTAAATTCTTGGGTCGTGGAGCCATCGTTGGCGACCAAGTAGACATAGCCCAAAAGGTCCCCCTTACGTTCGAAGCGGACTGTGGACATGCCACCATTGGAGACATTCCCTTGAATCACCTGACGTTCAGTCGTTTGGGAGAAGTTCGTGTGACGTTTGTACGTAGAGCGGAAAAAGCTGACTTCAGGTTGACCGACGAGGTGCACGTCCTGAGCACCGACGGCGACGAGTTGAGCAATACCACCAGACATTTTATAGTATAGTGAGAGTTTATTTTTAAGCTTGGCAAAGTCTGAAAGACTTTACAAAGGTTAGATACGAGTACGAGTGACTGCGTCACTCAGGGCCTAACCACAGTGGTACGACGCTGCGATGTGCACTGCGTTCGCTTCATCTGTTTGGGTCCCGGAGGCGTCCACGCCTTCTCCGTGGTGCCCGAGGGGTCATCTTCCCATTGGAGTTACAACATTTAAAAGATAGGACCAAATACCTTTTAAATGAGTGAATGGATAGATTGTGTCGTTGAACACTCACGAAGAGAACTTGAACTTCTCGGTCTACACCAGGTGGGCCTGGACGATGTTGTCGTCGAATTCTTAAAGGACTTGCACACAAAGTTGGGAAATCAACCAGGGGCCATGAAAAGCATCACCAATTACGTTGAACAGCTCATCGATAAGAAACCGATCGCACCCATCACCGAGGCCGACTTTGACCAAGATGGTCGGTGTACACGCTATGAATACATATATAGAGCCTCGGATGGCCTATACTACAACGACCGTGCCGTTGTTTTTAAGAAGGGACTGGACACTCAATACGTGTATCAAGGTCAACATATGTCCAAGAGGGAAATAACACTCCCCTATATTCTACGCGAGGAGGTGGTCACACGTGATGTACACCACCCTGATGCCACCCTCTAGTTCACGAACCCCGTGTGAGTTGACACGCGTTTGTACCGTGTAGTAAGATTGAAGATTGGTCGTCACAGGTTCAATGGTCTGCACGATGTACTCTGCACGCTCGTCCGGTGTGAGGGCGGCGTACTGCTCCACACGAATCGATGTGTTTGAGGCTTCATTGTAAAAGTTCGTGTACCCAGGGGTGACGACGCGTTCAGTTTCCAAATTGGTGTACTCCGCCTCTGAAATGTTGGAATATGTGATGGTTTCAACAACTGAGATATTGGAATAGTGCGTGATTACGTTTGTGTACTCGGTGTGCACATTGGCATCGTAGACATCGGAACTCACGTTGGAGTAAACAATTACTGGTTCGTACCCTTCGATTTCAACGGGAGACGTATTACTGGTGTACACGGGTGTATACCCTCCCTGGGCGTCCGTGGCCAAGTTGGCGTATTCGCCAACTTGTACGTTCGTATAGACATTGACACCATCATAGACGACTACATTGGAGTAGTACGAAATGACATTCCCCACGTAGTGAGACACCGTATTTGATGTCCAATAGACATTCTCCGTGTACCCCAATTGTTCCGTTTCACTCGTCGTGATCACATTGGATTGGGTCACAGATACGATGTTTGAATAGTACGTTTCCGTCGTGGAGTTTGCAAATTCACACGAATCACAAATGGTCATCAAAGCGGGTTCACCCTTTGTGAAGTATCCTGAAATATTTGAATGGACGATACCATCACCCACCTGGAGAGGGCCATTTTCATTGGTGACCCACACATGTGTGATTTTCCAATTGAGTTCTTCTTCGTTCCACGTGTATCCATTTTCGTCATCTGGTTGGACTACTGGGGCCTGCCAGGTGAGGGTCTCATCAAGGGTCCATGATGGATAGGGTTGAGGTGGCGAGAAGTTTTCTTGTTCTGGGTGGTAGATGTATCCTTTACCACATTTACACTTTTCGGTCGCTATCCAAGTACCACCCAATTGATTCTCACACCAATTTTTACTGTGTGCTCGGATGTTCCGAACTACTTCATTGGTCTGAGGGTCTATTTCTGCAAAGTAGGGCATATTATATACTTATGTGAGATATCTTATTATGACAATCCCGTCGCCACCTGCACCACCAGGCAGACCGTTAGTACCGGAACCGGCACTTGAACCTCCACCACCACCACCAAGACCATCTGTTCCAGGTAAACCCAGTCGTGCTGTCGAACTATTACTCTGACCCCCTCCTTGACCTCCACCTCCTTGACCTCCCGCAGAACGACTAACACCACTATACCCCTGTCCACCACCACCACCACCACCTGCGTAGTATGTAGCTGTACCACTTATACTCGATTGTAAACCGTTTCCGCCGTTTCCACCTGTTGTGTTATCGCCCGATGTACCATTACCACCAACTGCACCGGCACCGCCTCCAGCACCACCACTACCTCTAGTCGTGGCACTCCCGCGTCCAGTTCCCCCGTTATTACCCTGACCACTCGTACCAGAACCACCTATGCCGCGATATCCTCCTCCACCACTCCCGCCATCATTCGGAGGATCACGCCCTCGACCACCACCAATGGCTGTCAGATTCAGTGCAGTTGAATTTACCCCAGAATTATTAGATGGACCACCCGAACCCACTACAATATTGTAATCACCAGCCACTAGTCCACTAACTGTTCCGGTAAGCATACCACCCGCACCACCACCACCACCACCACCACTAACGTCGTCACCAGAACCACCACCACCACCACCGGCGACGATGAGATACTCGACATCACCCGCGGAATACACCCTGAAGTCACCACTATCCGTAAATGTGTGAATCGTGTACCCGTCGACGTATGTCACCGTACCACCGGTGGCACTCATACCACCAACCACAATCCAATTGGTCCCGTCGTATACTTGTAATCTACCCAAAGTTGTGTTAAACCTTAACATACCAGTCTGTCCCGTTGGCTGTTGTGCCGTTGTACCGTATGGTATGATGATGCCATCCGTTGGGCCAGTACCGACAATACCATTGATGTACACCGACCCCCTCACATCCAACTGTGCCCTCGGCACCGTGCCCCCCAAACACAGGACCGTATCGGTGAGATTGATGCTCTTCCCGGTGCGTCCGAGGGCGTACTCCATGGCGACCTCTTCGGCCGTGAGGGCGACGTTCCAGAGTTTGAAGTTGGAGATTTGGCCAGTGAAGTATCTCAAAAAGTCTGTAGATGTACCAAAATATATTTGATTTCCGGTTAAATTGAAATTTTGGGGATCGGTACCAGTTGTTTGTGTTGTTTCCAAAACACCATTTATGTATACATCACATGTATCTACCGACCATGTACTAGTACCCCCATTAAAAACACCCACAAAATGATACCATGTATTGTTTGTTATGGTGTGTGTAGTTTCAATTCTATGATTAAATATATCAAACACGATATCACCACTTGGATCTATTAATAATCCTGACATTTCTCCCGTATCACTTGTTCCTATCGTGAATATCCATGTATATTGACTTAAACTGGCAGTTCTTTTGAACCAGCCAGATATAGTATGCGCCGGAGTACCAGTGCCTAGGTTTTGTGTACCGGCTAAATAACCATTCACCCCATCAAACGTCAACGCCCGGTCCGTGGAGGAGTAGGCCGCCCCATTGTACAATGTGGCGTGATTTCCGTTCCCCGAAATGTCCACCACCGTATCACCCGAGACCACCGAATCCACCGTGGTATCGTAGTGGACCACCAAGGACTCCGCCCGTGGAGTCTCCGCCCCGGCGGGGTGTCCGGAGACCCGTGGGAGGGTCAGAGCCTTACCCAAGGTCAGGTGTCCGTCCTCGAGGGCTGATGGGGCGGGGGTGCCGAAGAACTTGAGTTCACCAAGCGCTGTGAAAGTATTCTGACCCTCTAGTTTTGTTATTTGAAATGTATACATACTATAAGCTTTGGTTGCGTTTATTTCATGATGTACACCATATGTAAGTACATCAGATACAGAAACGTCCTCAAACGTGTAAACAATTTCGTATGTACCACCCCCGTCATTTGAACCATACACTATACCACTCGTGGCATGTTCGTGGTCTCTATTTAATCTTATGAAAGAAACCATCTTTTTCAATAAAATCTTATAAGGTAAGCTCAATTGAATCCATGAACCGTATGTACCTTCAAATAATACAGCTGCACCACCAGATGTTACCGGAAATGAACTTGGTGATGCATCATCGTATGAAGCACCTTGTGAAACCCATTGGTTCGTGGTTGTATTATTTGGAATGACTTTATCAAATGCTTTATATGCTGGATAATCGCCGGTAGCGTATATAGGCGAAGAACTCGCCCGAAACACCCCATGTCCCTCCATGTAGGTCTCGTGCCCAGTCATCGCCTTCGGTGGATACTCCTGCAACCCATCTGCCCCGGCGACCTCGAACCTGGACGTCGGGTTGGGCACCCCCACCCCCAAGTTGCCCTTGTGGAGGGCCACCAAGTTTTGGCGGTGCCCAAAGCGTTCCGCATCGTACTCGTAGAGTTCCCGGACCTGGTCGGCGTTGAGGACCTTCCCAAAGAGGCGGAAATTGGCGATTTGGCCGTTGAATGAAGGATTAGAAGAATTGATGGCTTTCGCGACGAAGAAAGATGAAGAAGCAGTAAGAGTAAGTGGAGTTGTATCAGTGGTCCCTGTTGCTGCGAGAATGCCGTTTATGTATAATTTTGCATTAGACCAACCACCCCCAGAATACGTTGCCGTTACGTGGTACCAAACGCCCGTATTTATAGACGTATTTTTTTCTGCAATGGCACCAAGATCGTTATACGCTATGCGTTCGCCGTTGACTCTCATAAATAAACCGTTATTTGCGGATGTCGAACCGGTACAAAATAAAGTATGAGAGTCCTCACTCGCTGTAAAACTATCCGCCTTGAACCACAAACTTATAGAGTGCACCCAATCCCCTGCCGGATTACTCAACGTCCCACTAATGTAATCCCCACTCCCATCGAAGACCCACGCGTTATATTCGGCGTCGAACCCGTTGGTCCCAGTGATGGTACCTGTCACCCCATTCCCGGAGAGGTCATAGACTTTGGTCGAGTCCGCAAAACTGTACGAGTTGGGGTCCCGAGCCTCGTAGTAGACGGCGAGCTGTTGCTGCCCGGGTGTGTTGGGGATGCTCTTGTGCACGATGTCGACGCTCTCGTCGCCTTCTTCGGTGCCGTAGTATTCGAGTTCGCGAATAGACACGGCGTCAGCACCAGATGGAAAGATAGATGTTACCTGAAAGGTGAGGTATTTGTATTTATAATCGCCACTGTCGAGACTGATGTGTTTATATTCGGAGTCACCCCCAGTATGAGAACTATACGAAAATGAACCTATTTGCGTCCACGTTGAATTGTCATTCGAACCATAGATGTATCCAGATTTTGGAGCTCTGGGACTCGAATGATCTGCGGGTCTGTGATATAATCTCACGTAAACCGGTTTAATAGCCTTTGGTAATTCTAACGTGACATATGAACCGTTTTCACCATTGAGAGAATCTTCTGATGTTGCGATACCAGTCGTCTCGTTGTACGTATCTGGACTTCCTTCGGAAATCCAATTTAGATCACTAAGTATTTCATTATCGAAAACGTGTTCTGCGTTGTAGTTCCCGGAACTATCAAAGCGACTACTCGCAGTCGCCGTGTACCCCGCCGTGGTCGCCGCCGTCATCGCCACCTCCGGATACTTGGTCAACGGCCTATCGTGCTTGGGGAACTCCGTGACGACATCCGACCCCGCGAACACTTGGGACCCCTTGGCGAGGCCGAGACCCCCATCGACCGTCAACTTGGCCGTTGTCGCCGACGTCCCCACACCCAAGGTGGATTCGAAGAGTTGGAGTTCGTTGATACCGACACCATCATATGACGGTGTCCCAAATGTACTTGTTACAGCCAATCTATAGTACGTATAGGGTGTCGTACTTTGGACGTTGACCCGTGTGGGTTGATAATCCGCGTATGTGAGGTCACTGTACGCGACCAACTTTGTCCACGTGACTCCATCGTTCGAACCGTACATATAGCCAGATTTGGGTGTTTCAGCTCCTCGGTTGCCAGAGGTATCCCGTCTCAGTATATTGAAATACGAGAGTTGAATAGCTCGTGGGAGTTGAATCTGAAGCCACTCGTGTGCAAACGTGTCGTCACCCGTGGTTCGACTGATTTGGGCCGAACCACTAGAAAATAAATCTTCATCCGAGACCCATGCTGGTATATTACCACTTGTATACTCCCCCTTATCTTCAAATGCGTTCCAAGCATTGTATGAGCTGTTATACACACTACTCGCACTCGCCACGTACCCCTCGCTTTCATTCGCCTTGAGGGGCACCTTGGGCCACTTGATGTGCGAGGTTTGGAGAGCCCCACCGTCCACCGCCAACTCCCCAGAGATGAGGACGTTGTCCATCTTGGTCACACCGGTCGCGGAGAAGAGGCGCCATTCACCGATCTGCATTCGGTAAGTATCGAAGTGTGTACCACCCTTTTCCATCACCAATCTATAATGTTGGTATGGCGTCGTGGCGTTGACGTCGATGGTTTCGGTGAAAGTATTTGTAGAATCATCCCAAACCTTTCCATTCCATTCCGTAAGTTTGTACCAGTGTTCTCCATCGTTGGAACCCAGTATAGTTCCGTCGTTGGGTGTTCTATGTGAATAACCAGAAATTACACCAAACTTACAGTACGCCAACGTTATAGGATATGGTACTTTTATTTGTGCCCATTCACCAGCGTATCTCGTACCACCCACATCAGTTGTGAAATATGAACCTGTATATAGTCCAGCTGTAGAATAATCCTTATCTTTTGCAGCCCAGCCAGTACTCTGTCCACCAGCCACGTAATTAAATAATTTATACGGTGGAAACTCACCTGTACTAATTTCACTACTCGCACTCGCCTCATAGGTGCCGTGACCCTCGACATAGGTGTTGAACCCAGTCATAGGCGCCACCGGATGTTCGGTGAACCCAGTCTCCAAACCAGACGCCGCGGTGGTCGTCACGATACCCCCATCGACACTGAACGATTCCGTGAAGAATTGCAAATTCGTAAGAGATGTTGACGCGTCGTCATGAGCTGTTACGATAAATGCGTATATTTTGTAAGCTGTTGAATTATTTAAGGATTCGTGAAACTTAACATTCGCTTCATCGAAACGTGGGTCACTGAAACTAAACAAAGTATCCCACGTGACACCGTTATCATTCGATGCAAGAACATGTCCTTCTCTCGGACGTCTAAAATCTGGTGCTTTCCACGCAACACTTCGTGCGACAACTTTATATGGGAATTCAAGGGCGATAACATGCGCTGTATACTCTGCTATAGTTATTTTCGTGTCACTTGAACGCCAAGAAGCGTCATTTGGACCAATTATATTATACGCACTAAAACCACTTCGATTACGATAAAGACTCAATTTAAAAGTTCCGTGTCCATTGATAACATCGGTATAGTCTGTCATTTGACGAGGTGGCATGGCACTTACGACCGCGAGTCTGTTCGTGAAGAGTCCCCCAGAGTCCATGACTTCCCCAGTGGTCTGGTCGTAGGTCATCACATTCGACGCCACCGTGGCGACTCGGAGAGGTTTGATGTAGGTTCGCCCCGTACCCTCGGTGTCGAGGGTGGACCCAGAGGCATTGAGGACGATGGAGTTGGCGTGTTGAGACGTCACCCCCGCCAAGTATCCCACAGCGATGGCAGAGGTACCTTGAGCAGTGTAACCCGCTGCGCGCCCCACCGCGACGGCTTGGCTGCCTTGATTGTTACTACCCGCATCACGCCCCACAGCGACGGCGGAATCGCTTTGAGAGGTCTTACCCGCCTCTTGTCCTATAGCAACAGCGGAGACGCCTTGAGAGGTCCGACCCGCGTTGTCCCCCACTGCAACGGAGCGTGCGCCTTGAGAGGTCCGACCCGCGTTGTCCCCCACAGCGACGGCGGAGACGGCTTGATTGCTGAAACCCGCACCCACTCCCACAGCGACGGCGTAGGTGCCTTGAGAGGTGTTACCCGCGTTCCCGCCTATGGCGATTGCATTGACGGTTTGACCAACCTCCCCCGCGGTCTGACCTATGGCGATGGCGCCATCCCCTTGGGACGTCTTACCTGCCTCAAATCCCACAGCGACAGCTTCTCTCGTTTGATCCGTTTGTCCCGCACCTTTCCCTACGGCGACGGCGTTGACGCCTTGAGAGGTCTGACCCGCGGCGTACCCCACGGCAACGCCGTTGCTGCTTTGATTGTTGCTACCCGCGAGAGGACCCACAGCGACGGCTAAGTTGCCTTGAGAGGTTATACCTGCTTGGTACCCCACAGCGACGGCGGCGTCACCTTGAGAGGTCTGACCCGCTTGGTTCCCCACAGCGATGGCGTTGGTGCCCTGATTGTACCGACCCGAACTACGTCCCACAGCACTGGCGTAGGCGCCTTGAGAGGTCACACCCGCGAGGTAGCCCATAGCGGTGGCTTCGGCGCCTTGAGAGGTCTGACCCGCGAGGTACCCCACAGCGGTGGCGTTGTTGCCTTGATTGGACCGACCCGCCTCGTAGCCTACAGCGACGGCTTGGTTGCGTTGAGAGGTGTTACCCGCGAGGTACCCAACAGCGACGGTGTTGAGGCCTTGATTGAATCGACCCGCAGTGCGCCCCACAGCGACGGCGAAGTCGCCTTGAGAGGTATTACCCGTGAGGTAGCCCACAGCGACGGCGGAGTCGCCTTGATTGCTCTCACCCGCTTCTCGTCCCACAGCGACGGCGGAGACGCTTTGAGAGGTCGTACCCGCACTGTACCCCAAAGCCGTGGCGTAGCTGCCTTGATTGTTGGAACCCGCCAAGTTGCCCAAAGCCGTGGCGAACTCGCCTTGAGAGGTGTAACCCGCATTGAGTCCCACGGCGACGGCGTATGAGCCTTGACTGGTGGCACCCGCCCCAGCTCCCAAAGCCGTGGCACCGGAACCCTGATTATATACACCCGTAAAATGTCCGAGAGCGGTGCCGTATCGGTTTTGATTCAATTTACCCGCCTTGTCCCCCACAGCGACGGTTTCGATGTCTTGAGAGGTCTGACCCGCTTCGTTCCCCACAGCGACGGCGTAGTTGCCTTGATCCGTCTGACCCGCACCGTATCCCATAGCGATGGTGTAGTTGCCTTGATTGTCAGTACCCGCGAGGTAGCCCACAGCGACGGCGGAGATGCCTTGATTGACCTGACCAGCTCTGTGTGCAATACCAACAGAAAATTCTCCTTGATTGCTCTCACCTGCGTTACCTCCTATGGCGACACCATATCTCTCTTGGCTGCTCTGACCCGCGGCGTACCCCACGGCAACACCGTGGGAGGATTGATTGTTACTACCCGCATAGTATCCCATAGCAGTGGCGTAGCTTCCCTGATTGGACTGTCCCGCGGCGATCCCCACAGCCGTGGCGTATCTGCTTTGAGAGGTCTGACCGCTAGCGACCCCCACAGCGACGGCTTCGCTGCCTTGATTGTACTGACCCGCTAAGTTCCCCACAGCAGTGGTGTAGAGACCTTGATTGGACTGTCCCGCTTGGTCTCCCACAGCCGTGGCGTAGCTGCCTTGAGAGGTCTCACCCGCAGCGCGACCCACGGCGACGGCATTGGAGCCTTGACTGGTGGCACCCGCGGCCCGTCCCATAGCGACGGCGTAGCCGCCTTGAGTGGTCAAACCCGCACCGTACCCCACAGCGATGGCGGTGCCGCCTTGACTCGTCTGACCCGCTTGGTACCCCACAGCGACGGCGGAGTTGCCTTGAGAGGTCTCACCCGCTTGGTACCCCACAGCGACGGCATTGGAGCCTTGACTGGTGACACCCGCGGCCCGTCCCATAGCGACGGCGTAGCTGCCTTGAGAGGTCTGACCCGCACCGAATCCCACAGCGGTGGCGTTGGTGCCTTGAGAGGTCTCACCCGCTAAGCGCCCCACAGCGACGGCGTTGGTGCCTTGAGAGGTCAGACCCGCTTGGTACCCCACAGCCGTGGCGTAGCTGCCTTGATTGTTACTACCTGCGGCGTTGCCCATAGCGACGGCGGAGACGCCTTGAGTCGTCTCACCCGCAAGATGTCCCACGGCGATGGCATAATTGCCTTGAGATGTGAAACCACCGCGATATCCTACACCAATGGCATAGTCGCCTTGGGTATTGTTACCCGCAACAACCCCCACAGCGACGGTGTAGCTGCCTTGACTGTCCCGACCCGCGGCGTTCCCCACAGCGGTGGCGTAGGTGCCTTGATTGTACCGACCCGCGCTGAGCCCCATAGCCGTGGCGTCTTGGCCTTGAGAGGTCTGACCCGCAAAGTACCCCACAGCGGTGGCGCCGAGCATTTGATTGTTGCTACCCGCGTAAGCCC